CGAAGAAGATGATGAAACAGAAGATGATGAATCAGAAGATGATTCCTCAGAATACAAACCCGAAGAAGACGATTTAGAAGATGATGATTCCTCAGAATACAAACCCGAAGAAGATGATGAATCAGAAGATGATGATTCCTCAGAATACAAACCCGAAGAAGATGATTTAGAAGATGATGATTCCTCAGAATACAAACCCGAAGAAGATGATGAATCAGAAGATGATAAATCAGAAGAAAATAACTCAGAGTTGTATAATTTAGAAGTAAAAAATATAACCACCATCTTTACATTAAAATGGATTAGTATTGGATTGGCTGCACTCCGTCAGTTTTACGAAAAAAATATTATTCCATTATTCCGCAAATAAATAATATGCATACAATCATGTATAATATTTACCAAAGAAATTTGTTACAGGTTGATTACCCTGTTTCTGATTATTTGTTTCCCGTAGAAATTCGTCAAATAGCATTGATTTTATTTCATCATTTTTGAGCTTCTCCAATTTATCTTCGAATTTATTCGGATCACACGACACTCGTAATTGTTCTACGTCTCTTTTAAACTTTGCAATTTTTGCCTTTTTATTTTGCATCGCCCATATCTTTTCCAAAACAAGAGCAAATACTTGCTGCACTGGTTTCAAAATTTGATTTGTAATATAAAACGAATAGTCAATTTTCAGATTATTTTCCTGTATAAAATTTGGGGTCTCAATTTTTTCTCCTTGAAGAGCTTTTTTATTAGCAGAGTGAATATATACAAATGGAATACGATCTCCGGAACTAGGCTTGTTTCCTGGATCTCTGGAAGTAATCCTGTCAGCTAAAACCTTGTGAGCGATTTGCTTTGGATTCTTATATCCAGATCTTAGCGATTTAGTAATAACAAGTTTATCCATGGAATATTTTTCTTGCACAATATTTCGCAAACAAGTTTGCAGAAATTCGGTCGCTTTTTTTATGTCTTGTTGTTTCATTAAGATATCAATAATTCCGCCATATATATCCTTCACAATCGGAGCATTATCTCGCCGCTTCAAAACAATTCCCATTTCTTTTCTTTTACACTTGTCAGGATCATCTTCATAGAGCATTCCAACATAACGCTTTTTTGAAAGCAAGCAAAATGGCATAAATGTCTTTTCATATTCGAGATCATGTGGTTTCTTCAGGAAACTCGAGGCCAAGTGTCCCGCCTCTTTTGCAAGTTCAATCGTAATTTCTAATGCTTTTTTACCGCGAATAGGTTGCCCCTTTGTTGTTTCCAAGTTAAAGGTGAAGAACACCGAATCCGTATTATGCACAATTAAATTTCCAACTCCTGCGGCAAAATGATGATTTTCTGTTGTAAGATCATACACGTATCCAGAATAAGGAATAATTTTAAAACTTTTAATTTTGCAGTTATTTAAGTTCGTCGCTTTTGAAATGATATAACTTGAATCTGTGTAGGATAAAGAATATCCATCTCCCATTTTATAACAACATCTTGCAGTGTCTAACATATTATCGAAAACGTATTCATTACTTGATTCGTAATCATAAATTTCTTCGCATACTGGGAAATGATGATGTAATAATTTTGTACCGATATTAATATCTTTTGGCGAAATCTCTTTGCCATCTTCTAATACTAGTGAATGATCATCTGTCACATCCACCAAACCGGTCTGTGTCAAGACGCGTATCATTTTCTTATGCGGCGCAAGTTCGTGGCGAATAACGCGATTTAATTTGGTCCATCCTTTTTCACTCCATGTCTCTAGACCAACAAATTCACACACTTCCTTGGCCTGTTTTCCGGGTTCCAAACATTTGGTCCATTGATTACCCCCGTATTTTTCCGCCAAATACTCAATTGTACAAAGGTCTATTTGTTCCTCAAATTTAACAATAACCGGAGTGTAAGATGCGACACTATCCCCGTATATATACTCAGCTTTTGTTAAAACCGGACCATGTTTCGTGTCACAAATCGAATTTCCGTATGTTTCTTCAATAATTCGCTTTGCATAAGTTAGCAACATTCGCCCGGTCGCAGTTGTACTCGCCGCAATATCTTTATCATAAAATGAGCTTGTTCTCGCACCACATTGGCCATACAGCGAATTTGCTGTCACCTTGTAACCAAGCTGGCGCTTATCCAGAACATTTTTCATAAAATCGTCGGTTTCTAAAGGGATCATTTTTCTGGTGGCTTTTCTAGCCGCGAGAAGTTCCTCCAAAATAGAGGGCATAATCGCGCGACCCGTTTTAAATTGGGCAAATCGACATATCTTGTATCCCGATTTTATCTTTTCTGCCCCCGCAGTTGGCCTTGCTCTTACATATTTGAAAGTGTCGTACGTGATATTCACGTACTCGTAATCAGTCATATTATCATATATAAACTCACCGTTCTTATCTTGTTCTCCTACGGTTTTAATAAGGATTCCTTGTAAATCGTATTCCTTTGTCCAAACTTTACTATCATGTGATAAATTTTCACTAATCATGGAAGATGGATAAAGTGATGCATAATCCACACAGGCGACCGGGTTGTCCAAATATAAATCACACTTTGGATCTAATACTATTGCACCCTCATAACCCTCATCGGAATCTGTTTTTTCCATAACCGGCATAAGTGTATTTTTCTCGCGACACTTTTTTGCCACGTAACTTGTCAATTTAATTCCTTGTCCTCTTAAGACTAAGAAATTAATGGGAACACTGCAAATTTTTGCCATCTCTATAAAACCGGTAAGAACATCTACTTTATTCATAAGATAATGAACCAGGTTACAATCCTGAAGACAGTATTTTGCAATAACCGCCCGATCGTCTTGTGTGCCATTGGTCATCCTGAAGATATCTTTTGGTGTAACGTCATCCTTTGCCAAACACCACCGCACTTTTTTACTAAAATCTGGCTTTAAATTTCCGATAACTTGAAATGTTGCGGTTGATTTATTTACCGAGGTAACAATAAACTTGGCCCCGTCACTATAATAGTCGGTAGAATGCCCAATTTCTTCCAAATGAATATAGCTGCCTTCCAACAATCCGGTCAAATTTCCGCTTGTTATAGAAGTTTCTTTAGTTTCATCATTATATTCCAATTTTTTCACATAGTCTCCGATAAAATAACCCGCTACATAATCTAACTTATATGACGTCAAGTTTTCCTCTCGTCTAAAATAATTATACATGTCAATTTGAACGCGCCCATTCATTTTAATAAATCTCAAATTATGCTCGCCGCTCGCGATCACTATTTTTGTTTCCTCAAGTTTATATCGTTGAGTTTCTTGATCAACGGCTGCACAGACTTCTCCACGATTTTTTGATAATGTAAGAAATTCTCCAACACACCCCGTCTCTAAAGCTCGGTGAAACATAAAGTCATAATCAAAACCAAAGATATTATAACCGATAATGATATCAGGGTTTTCTCGCTGAATCAAATCTTTCCATGCGAGTAAAACTTTATCTTCGGTTGTATAAGATTCGATTTCGGCATTATTCACTTTTCCACAAGTGTTCAAAACAATACAATGATTTAAATATGGTTCTTTTTCACCTGCTCTTAAGAAGGTTGAACCAATAAATGTTACTTTATCTCCTTCTAACCTCGGAAACACAGAATCCAGAGTAATCTTAAGCTCTAAAAGCTTTCCCTCTCGGTCAAACTTTTTATCTAGCATCATATCGACTACATTTCCATTATACTCTTTAATCTTTTTTTTAAAGGTCGATTCTTCTACATCATCATCATTCATTGATTCAAACATATCTTCAATCGTCAATTGATCTTGCAAATCTGTGTTCTTTTTCAAATCACGAATCTTGGATTTCAACCATTTCTCGGTTAGCTCTTTTACGTTTTCTAAAGAAGGAAACCCGGTTTTTGGATAAACTATATCAATATTTGGCATGGAAGTATTGTGGGCAAATGCACATAATAAAATTTCACGTAGAATTTTCCGACAATCCTCTTCATTTGTTAAATCTTTACCCAAATTCTCGAAATGCTCTACAATATTGGTCGCGAGTTTCTTGTAAGATTTAACCGGAACGGGAAAATCGCCATGACTACTGCTGGCCTCAATATCAAAACTACATATTTTGTAAGGAACCCGGGTCTCCTTTTCATTCAATGGCAAAATATGTTTATAATCGATGCAAAATTCGTAATTACAACTAGTCTTTTTATCAAAATTTATCTGAACGGTTCGCTTTTTCGGCAAAGCGATCCATCCAGAAGGGCTTATATCCTTGATATGAAAGAAACGAAGAAGTGGGGGAATATTTGCTTCATATAAAAAGAGACGTGCTCCCTGAAATAAGAATCCGCTTGGTAAAAGTTTCCGCTCTTTATCGTACCATAAATTTTTTGCTTTGTTGAAACACTGCATATTGTTGAATGTTAGTTGAACAAACTGGTGATCTTTTGCTGCGTCGAAACCATACAACTTTTTCTTGTTTATTAGCTCACATTTTATAATAGAATCTTCATAGTACCGACCGACCTTTCCCTTCATGAAAGTCATAAATAGCGTTTTTGTTGAATTTGTCCAATCATCGGCAACTTTCACGTAAAAGAACGGCTTATAATTTTCTACAATAATACTGCAGCTTTCTCCTTTCTCATTTAATCCAAACATTTGAATTTTGAAAGTGTTTGTATCTTTTTTTATACCGGAATCATCGCTATTTGAATCGGCAGTACTATCATTATACACGTTAAAATCATAGAGACGAAATGCTTGATCCATTTATTATTTATTTAAAGTAAATATATGAGATATATCTAATTCAATTTTCTTTCTACTATTTGAGATAAATTAATTTTACAACAGAGTTAAAGATTTTAATAATTATATTATTATATGAGATTATTGACAGCCAGTTTATTATTTTTTTATCCTATTTATTCTGTCAGACTTACTCAAAAGAAACTTTGTCGAGACTGCAAACATTTTATTGGAAACAGTAAAAAGTGTGCAATATTTGGGGAGCCCGATTTAGTTAATGGAAAACCAGATCATGAATATGCTTCCACTTCAAGAAGAAAAGAATGCGGTGAAGATGCAATATATTTTGAAGACAACAAAATAAAATTTATTACTATTCCGGCTTATTCTTTGCTAGAATATTGGCCTTTTTACATATTATTTATGTTATATGGAACATTTATGTGGGCGTCTTATAAAATAACGCATATCTAATATAAATATATGTCATGTATATATATTTATGGAAAAAAAGCCGATTCAAGCTATCGCCGTATTCAATGATAAAAAAATCAAAGGTGTCGTCCGCTTTACGGAAGATTTAAAACGTAACCTGGTTCGAATTGATATAGATATAGAAGGTCTTAAGAAAAACTCAATGCACGGGTTTCATGTGCATGAAGCAGGTGATTTAACCGATCACTGCACAACCATGTGCGCACATTTTAATCCTTACCATAAAGCACACGGATGTCCGGGAGCCAAGGTTCGCCATGTGGGCGATCTCGGTAATTTGGAGACTGACAACGATGGGTGTGCAAAATACTCTACGGTAGATGACGTAATTAAGTTGAAGGGTAAATCGAATATTATTGGACGCGGGCTAATAATTCACGCAGATCCGGATGATTGTGGTGAAGGAGTATTCGAAGATAGTTTGACGACCGGGCACGCTGGAAAACGCATCGCGTGTGCTATAATTGGATATTCAGCAAAGAATTTTATCTAGCCTCTATTTTACACGATTTTTTTTAGTTCTCCCATATTTACAGTGCTGTCGTTGGCTGAATCCTTTGGGTTTTTTACAATTAATGCTTTTTTTGTATTTCAAAGACCATTTTCCCCCGACCTTCTTTCTTTTATTTGTTCTACGTCTTTTACCCCCGCTACGTCTTTTAGTTGGTGTTGTTCTGCAAGGCGATATCATAATTTTATTTTCTCTTGATCTTCCACCTTTCATTTTTCCCTTTTTTACAGCTTTTACTTTTATCCAATCTGCAAAAGATTCGGCACTTCTGTCCTTTTTTTCAATGTCAGCATTTTCGTATTCCTCCAACTCGTTTCCAATGTAACGAAGTGTAGGAAATCCCATCGGCTCTTTACCCGCATTTTTTAGTTTAGGATAAAAATCTTTATCTACCATTGCGACAACAATTTCCGGATTTTTCAACTGTTCTTCTTCTAGATAATCTTGCATTTTCGACCAAGGTTCCTTTGTAGAATTACACGGGCCGCATCCAACCATATATAAAAAAATAAACGTGTGCTTACCAGATTCGATTTCGTCATTCAAGCGTTTAATTTTTTTTTCAACCAAGTTGTCTAATGGTGCTTCTATTACGAAAGTTTGCATTATAAAATACAGATAGAAATTTTATTTATCCCAGTTTATAATATATGTCCTTATTGTTCATTCTAATTTTAATTGCCTTTTTAGCGGGATTTTATTTTATATACGCCTGCAATGATCCTACATATTTTGAATCTCTGACAAATATGGCATCCACCAGATGTCCAAACATATTGATTCAGAAAGGGGCTCGCTTTTTTTTATACAACTCGACCCTTGCTGAAATTCCCGGTGTAAATCCTATCGAATTTGAAAATTTAGAAGATTACGTTGAATTTATCAATTGGCAAAGAAGTCAAGGAATTCGATGTCCGGTATTATATTTACAACACAGCTATGATGCACAAGGACAGGCTGTATATAAAGTCAGACCAAGTGTAACCGAGCCGCAAGGAGGTCTTCCACCTGCACCAAGTACCCAATATAACCCAAATTATTCTGCACCACCGACAATGAATCAACCCACATCTACCTCAGAATTGTCAAATTCTGCGCCAGTAAATGAAGAAGAACAAACCGCGAATATGTTGTTTAGTCCTAATGCAATGGACGATAATTGGGGAGGTCCGCGTTATACGAAGGGCTTAGTGGATGCAGGTTTTTACGAAGGAAATGAAGTAAATATTTACGTTCCGTAGTAGAATGTTATTGTGCGTCAATAACGGTCATTACTGAATTGAGAGATCTTTTTGCATTATCTAGTATATTCAAATTTGTTAAAACCGCTAAATTTTCCGGTGACACACCACCATTTGTTGAAAATTGTAACGCCGTTTCCAACATAAGATAACCTATTTGTTCTTCCAAATTGATAACAACGTTTTCATAGTCCGTTTTGTATTTTTTGATTAACAATGAATCTTGCAAAACAGTACATTGCTGCGCGATCGATGTTGCGTAAGTTGCGGCGGATCCACCGACGCCGTTTTCGCCATTATTTGCAAGTCCTTCAAAAATCGATTTTTGCATGTTCATATGAAGTTTCAATGAACTTGATGCTAAATATAGAAGAAATATAACAAGAGCAAGAATTCCAAAAATTTTCAAAAAATCTTCCTTCATTTATTATACAATTATAGAAGATTATTACTCTGCAATTTTTACATTTTCTACCGTTAAAAATAGTTTAATATTTTCTACGGCCGATTTATTTATTTTTCTAGTTTGACCTTTTGCATTGCAATAAGATATATCTTTCATACAACCAGGATCTTCCTTCAAAGATAATACTAGTTTGGGCAAGCTGTTAAATTGTTTTATAATAGCAGCGGCGGTAGTATTACTTACTCCGGGAATTTGGCACAGCATAATCTCCCCAATATTATTCACGGTGATATTATCCTTTTTCACTTTTTTCACCACGTTGCAATAGTCTTTATCGTCTGATTCTTGTCTCGCATCTCCTGTATAATACGCCAACTTGTTTTCCGAAATACCTTTCTTCAACTTGTACATCATATGGCATATCATGATAGCAGTCTCTTCCAAACTTTGACTTCGCAACACTGAAAACCCCTTGTAATAACTTAAAGAAAAAATGGCCGAATACAAAACGGTCTTATCAATTCTAGATTTGAAGGTTTGAATTTTATTCAAATCTCCTTCAATTATATACATAATATTATGATTTGGGTGGGTTAATCCATTTAATCGATAAGACTGTTCTTCATATCGACCATCCTTGATAGATGCTGCCAAATCTGAGAGACTTTTTCTCTCAATAATTACTTTTTCAGAATCACTTGAATCGCAAAGAATGATATCACCGACGGGTAAATTGCATATTTCTAACTCTATCCCTTGATATGACAAATTATTACTCAAAAAAAACTTGCAGGATTCGATGAGTTCGTGTTCTCTGTGATCGATCTTAATCTTCATAATTTAATAAGAATGAACTTATTAAATTACTTTCCAAATATATTTTTTGCTTTTGCTTTTGCTTTTGCTTTTGCTTTTTTATCCGAGACCCGACAAACCATGAACAATGCCAGCGCGAGCTCTGGTGTATTGCACCGGGTTTCTATTAGTAAATATTTGACCAAATAGAATACTATTATTCTTTGCACAACACCCCTGAGGAGCACGAATCAAAAAATTTCCCATATTACCGCGAGGCCAGGTACCGCCATACGTAATAAGACCAGGTTTTTTGTTACCACCGCAGGAACCTCCGTACGCGCAAGTGCGATTAATTAAAGATGCTGCATTTCTAGCAGATTTACCTCCAGACATATAAACCATTTTTATATATACTCTAAATATTATATTTTGAAACGCCCCCTAAAATATATTTCAAACCAGCTTAAATAGTAAAATATGTTATCTATATATGGATAATAATGCAATAGACGCAAAACTGCTTCACGATGATGACATTATTCGCGGAGAAGATGGGCTTATATTTAATCCTTATAATCCAAACAATGTTGAGATTACATTGAATGACGTTCAATCTATTCTTGCTAAATACGGGATTCCTCCAAATGTGCATAATATAAATTTGTATAAACGCGCATTTGTTCATAAATCTTATACAAAACGACCAAATATAGAAAACATGCAGCAAAACATTACTATCGTCGAGAGACCATCCGATTGTATGGCTTTAAAAACAAAATCAAATGAAAGATTAGAGTTTCTTGGAGATGGTATATTGGAACTTGTGGTGAAGTATTACTTGTATCGACGTTTTCCTAAAGAGAACGAGGGATTTATGACGGAAAAGAAAATCGCGATCGTTAAAAATGAGGCCATTGGAAAAATTGCTCTAGAAATGAACTTGCACAACTGGCTTATTTTATCTCGCCATGCGGAAGAGAAAAAAATTCGCACTAATTTGAAGAAACTCGGCTGTCTTTTTGAATCTTTTTTAGGAGCGTTATTTTTGGACTTTAACAAGATTACTGTTACAGACTCCGACGGATGGTTTCAATCCATGTTTGTTACTGGTCCTGGATTTCAAATGGCGCAAAAATTTGTTGAAAATATTTTAGAAAAACACATTGACTGGATAGCCCTCATTCAAAATGACGATAATTACAAAAATATTCTTCAAGTCAAAATACAAAAGGAGTTCAAAGTGACGCCACATTATTTGGAAATGGGGGAACCTGATCCCGATAACGGATATAAAATGGGGGTATTTTTGTGCCTCGGACAACCGGTTTATCAATGTAGTTATGCCAACTCGACCCATATTGATACTTTGAAAACATTTCAATCGGTGCATGAACATGTTGAACAAAAAGGAAAAATATTTTTATTTTTAGGTCAAGGACAACATAAGATCAAGAGAAAGGCTGAACAAATAGCGTGTCAAGAGGCTTTACAAAAAATTCTTATTTACTCAAGTTAAAATACATATTTTTTATATGTATATCTTATATAAGGTAATATATGAACCCTTTAGAAAAAATAAAAGAACAATTGCGACTGAAACCAACTGTTTCTTTAAAACAGGAAATAAAGGTCGTTATTCCAACTCTACAAGAAAAAGTTTCTATTCAAAATGTGCAATTCAAAGATGAGCAAAATCCGAATTTTCCCATTGATGCTCTTTTGAAAGGATTGTCAGAAAGAAAAATCGGAAAAGTCGCAATAAAACCCACTTTGAAAAAATCAATTGAAAGCTTGGAAAAGGTTGCTGGATTAGAAGTCGGCGAAGCCTTGGAATCGGTTGGCAAAGCCTTGGACAAAAGCGAAACCTTAAAAGTCGGCGAAGCCTTGGAAGTCGGCGAAGCCTTAAAAGTCGGCGAAGCCTTGGAAGTCGGCGAAGCCTTAAAAGTCGGCGAAGCCTTGGAAGTCGGCGAAGCCTTGGAAGTCCCAACAAAAAAAGCAAAAAAATTATCTAAAAAGACACTTCTTGTTCTTCAAGAAGAGGGAGTTGATATCGTATCAACTGAAAAAAAGGCACCAGAAAATGTTAAGAAACCAAGAAAGACTACCAAGCAACCCAAAGGAATATCACTTCTTGATCCAATCGAATGGATTAACATTGATAATAAACCAGTTGTCAATCGATTACCCAAAAAGAAACAAAACGTTATCTATAAGGTAAGCAGCTATTATATGAACAATCGCGAAATTTTTATCAATTTTATTAACTCACTCTTTGAACCATATCGAGATCAAGTTCTCGATGATAGTGCCGCTGTAACGTGCGACACTATTGGAAACACCACGGAAGAATTTTCACTTTTGACACATCAGAAAATTGTCAGAGACTATTTAAATCTTTATACACCTTATCGTGGTCTCCTTTTATATCATGGTTTAGGCTCGGGTAAAACATGTACTTCCATCGCTATCGCCGAAGGCATGAAAAGCACACAACAAATTATTGTCATGACCCCAGCATCACTTCGAAGAAATTATATTGAAGAACTTAAAAAATGCGGAGACGCCCTCTATAAAAAAAATCAATTCTGGCAGTGGATCGATGAACCCGGTTCTTTTGAAACATTATCAGCCGTGTTAAGTTTGCCCCAAGAGTATATTCGTAAAAAGGGCGGTGCCTGGTTAGTCGATATAACAAAACCAAGCAACTACGACTCTTTGAATATTGCCGATAAAACAAGTTTAGATGATCAATTGGATGAAATGATCATGACAAAATATAAATTTATAAACTACAACGGTTTAAGAAGAGATAAATTAAAAGAAATGTCCGACAACTTTGAAAAAAATATTTTTGATAATGCGGTCATTATTATTGACGAAGCCCATAATTTTATTAGTCGAATTGTGAATAAAATTGGAAAGGAAAAGGACATCCCAATTGACCCGAAAACCGGGAAAAAAGAAAGAATTCCGTATTCGCTTGCCGTCATTATGTACGAAATGTTGCTTACAGCACAGAATGCGCGCATAGTACTATTAACCGGAACTCCTATTATTAATTACCCTAATGAAATTGGAATACTTTATAATATTTTACGGGGGTATATCAAAACCTGGGAAATACCCTTGGATATTAAAACTGGGAAACCAACAAACCGGGAAAGCTTACAACAAATATTTTCGAGAGAAAAGAGTATGGACTTTATGGATTATTCTGCATCTAGCAAAAAACTCATTGTTACGAGAAACCCATTTGGATTTGAAAACAAGGAAAATAAAGCAGGTACATATGAAGGCGTAACAAACAAGGATCAGGACAAAATAGATAAAGCGACAAATGAAAAAAAAATATATAAACGGGGACAAATATCAGACTCTGATTTTGAGCGCCGAGTTATTCAAATATTGAATAAAAATGATATTGAAATTGTACCTCAGGGTATTTCTGTTAGTATGTTTAAAGCGCTCCCCGATAAATTTGATGATTTCATTAACCTATTTATCGATAGTAGCACGGGATCTCTCAAAAACGTAGAAATGTTCAAACATCGAATTATGGGTTTAACGTCGTATTTTAGAAGCGCTCAGGAAAAACTACTTCCAAGATATGAAAAATTAGCTGATTTTCACGTTGTAAAGGTTCCTATGAGTAATTATCAATTTGGTGTATATGAAGCGGCTAGACAACAAGAGAGAAAACAAGAAACACAAACTAAAAAGAAGAAAGGTAAGGTTGATGAAAACGGAATTTATAAAGAACCTAGTTCCACGTATAGAATTTTTTCTCGTCTTTTTTGCAATTTTGTTATGCCCAAACCACCTGGGCGACCATTGCCCAGAGAAGAGATCGAAGAAGGAACACGTCTTGATGAATTATATAAGGATGCTCTTACCGAAAGTGAAAAGGCGGAACCCAAAGACGCGGAAGGTGGCGATTCTGACGAGGTTGAAGGGGACGTTATTCTAGACAATTTGGGTGACGCTACTTATGAATTGCGCTTAAAACGCGCCATCGCCTACGTAAAAGAACATTCTGCAGAATACCTGTCGCCAGAAGGACTTCAAACATATAGCCCAAAATATTTGAATATTTTAGAAAATATACAAGATCCTGAGCATGTTGGATTACATTTGGTATATAGTCAATTCAGAACATTGGAAGGAATTGGAATTTTAACCCTAGTACTCGAACAAAATGGATTTACCCAATTCAAAATTAAGAAAAATTCTTCAAATGAATGGGAACTCGATATTTCAGAAGAAAATATGGGCAAGCCCACATTTGCATTATACACCGGAACAGAATCCGCCGAAGAAAAAGAGGTTATTCGCAATATATTCAACGGCGACTGGGCACAGGGAACGCCTATTACGAGACAATTGAAAGAAATTTCTGAAAATAATAATACTGGTCAAATCATCAAAGTTCTCATGATTACCGCGTCAGGATCCGAGGGTATCAATTTGCGAAATACTAGATATGTTCATATTATGGAACCTTATTGGCATCCGGCGAGAATCGAACAAGTAGTTGGACGCGCACGACGCATTTGCAGTCACAAAAATTTGCCGGAAGAATTACAAACTGTTGAAGTGTATTTATATTTGATGACATTTACAAAAGAGCAGATTTTGAGCGACGAATCCATTGAACTCAAAAGGAAAGATCTCAGTAAAAAATCGTATCCCAGTTATTCTCCCAAAGACAAGGATAAATTGGTTCAAATTCCATTTACTAGCGATGAAGCACTTTTTGAAATATCGACGATCAAAGAAGAAGTAAGTCAGAAACTGATTACTGCGATGAAAGAAGCATCGATTGATTGTGCCATTTATTCTAGAAAAGGGTCAAAAGAACAACTACATTGTCTTCAATTTGGTCAAGCTGATGCCAATGCATTTGCTTATCAACCGAGTTATAAGTCCGACCAACCCGATACGACATCGACAATAAACAAAAAACGGCTAGAATGGTCAGGAAAAGAAATACAGATGCGCGGTAAAACTTATATTTATCGAAAGATGAGTTCTACCTTGGGAAATATTTATGATTTAGATAGTTATAATCAAGCTCTTCAGGTTTCTGGACTGGAGCCGGTTTTGTTAGGAACCCTGGAAAAACGTTCAGACGGTAATATGCAATTTAAAAAAATATAGCCTAGAGCTGTTCTTCTATTAAATCTGACTCTATCGGGCGTTCCTCTATTAATGGTGTTTCTATTGTTTGCTCCTCTATTAAATCCGTCTCTATCGGATGTTCCTCTATTAATGGTGTTTCTATCGGATGCTCCTCTATTAATGGTGTTTCTATTGTTTGCTCCTCTATTAAATCCGTCTCTATTGTTTGCTCCTCTATTAATGGCGTTTCCATTGTTTTCTCCTCTATTAATGGTGTTTCTATTTGGTGCTCCTCTATTAATGGTGTTTCTATCGGATGCTCCTCTATTAATGGTGTTTCTATTGTTTGCTCCTCTATTAATGGTGTTTCTATTTGGTGCTCCTCTATTAAAGCCATCTCTATCGGATGTTCCTCTATTAATGGCGTCTCTATCGCATGCTCCTCTTTTAAGACTTCATCTGTTAAACCCGCAGTAGAAAAAGACTTATTCATAAAGTAATTTAAAGGAAGACTCGGCGAAAAAAACTCTTCTTTTGTCATGGTTTCCATTTTTTTATACACGGAATTTACCAAAATAATAAGCGGCTGATAGTTTCGCACAATCGTTTTATAATTATCGTACGGTTTATCAATAAATTCGGTTACACATTGTCTCCAATTTACTGGATATACATTATCTAAACCATTAATTATTTCAAAACTTTTCAATAAATCTGAAAACCTCGATGTAATATTTTTCAGTATAGTGCTGCCAATTTCTGTCCAATAGATATTATGTTTTTTTTTACATAAAATTTCCACCATTTTATTTTTCCAGTGAATCATTAATGGGGTATTTTTTTTGCTCCCAAAAACACCATTGCATAATGATTTATTATTTTCTATTATAAAGAATCCGTCTTTCTTTTCTAAAATATCAAACAACGAATCTAATGAATCCATGACCAATGTATCAGAATCTAACCATATTCCTCCATTATCACAAATAACATTTACTCTCACAAAATCTGCTTGATGAGCTGGACACAATTTATTAAAAAAATAAGGAATATGTTGAATGTATTTTTTAATATTTTGTGGTGTGATTAAATTCACCTTATACCCATTACCTCGGGTTGAATGCAAGTAAATTAATCTTCTTAAAATACTAATTAATTTATATTCTTTGCCAACCCAATATAAATAAACATTTCTTTCTTCCATTCTTTATTACTGTACTTATATATTTTTATTTTATATATTTAACTATCTTTTTTTGAAAAAATATCTATGAGCAGGTTCATTTTATCAAGTAATAAATCCATCTTTCTACTCATTTGCGTAAATTCTTGGCTTTCGTTAGAAACCGTTTTTAATTTTTTGAATATAAAATCATCGGTTTCTTCTAATTGAGGCGCCCACGACAACTGTTTTTTTGAAGTTGGTAATTCCGAAAGCGGAACGTCAATTTGTTCTCCTATTTTAATATGTTTTGTTTTTTCGCCCTGCAGCCATTTTTCGGCATCCGCTTTATTTATATTTTGTATTTGGTTCATTTCAAAATTTCGCTGAGCGATAGTTTCCGCTATTAATTTTTCCATTTCACCGATAGGTTCGTCTCTCTTTTCATTAAATTCAATAGTTTTTGGGACTGGTTGCGTCATTGCATTTCTGAATTCATTTTCTTTTATACTCATTTCTTTCTCAAACTGACTTTTCCTGTCATTTTGAATTTCTTCCACGGTAAATAAAATTGGTTCATCTTTTTGTTTTTTATCCTTTTGTATATCTTGTTCTTGTTTCTTCAACATAGGAATCCATTCATTCATTAGAACAGTAATTATTTTTTTATTCATTTCCATCAATGAATTCGATGATCTTTTTTCATGTTCATAAAAATTTTTTAAAATAACCAAAAAGTTGTTTTTTAAAGCGTTTTCATAATATCCATTATCCTTCATAATAAACTCTCCCTCGGATTCTATGAGAATGTCCCATATTAGTTCAACGTTTTGGGATTCAATAAAATTCATATATAACTATATCTTGAACTATATTTATATATATTTACAACTCTTCATTAAAATACACTTTTCGGAAAGACTCCATATATTTATCTGAAAGAATATGTTTTTTAAAGTATTCTGTAGTATGTTTGTCCTCGAGAATATGAACAATAAAATATAAAGAATAAATTCCGCACTCGGTGTCTCCGTATTGGTGTTCTGTAGGATGATTTTGATCGAATATAAATTTAATAGGATTTTTTAATTGGGTACCCTGTTTTTGTATGCGTTGTACCAACGTCATAATCTCCTTTGGTGCGGTCTCTCCGACGCTGTCAAAAAAGAAAATTTTACCTTTTTTAATATTTACAAACATGCTCACCCAATGTGATCCGTCTTTTGTATGCGGATCCAAATTAAAAATTATCCCAATCTTTGTTTTACCTGCTTTTATCTGTTTCCCTATGTCAAAGTTACACAATTCTTCCCATACACATTCACCGTATTGCATTCGCGTGTCGAAATCTATCGGAGACGGCCCAATAAATTCAAAACATTTATATGCATCCTCATACTGTTTCATCACTGATAAAATATCAATACTAGTAAGCCACTCATTCGGTTTTTTTTTCCATTCCTGTGGAGAAGAGGGTGCAAAAGATGTTACTAGTTCTTTGTTTAATTCATCACTCGCGAACTGCTGCTTCAACCAACACGACTCTTTGTTGCATATTTGACTCATATTTTTTTGCAACATCAACCAAATCTCTTTGACATCGTTTGATTGAATTTTCACATCGGCATGACGCAAATTCCACAAATCTCTTAACTTAAAAATCGTTTTATCATCAAAACAACTAAATTTAAGGTTTTTTCCTTTTTTAGGACCACAATTCAATTTCATCATTTTTCTTGTTCCACCCCCTGTTTTATTTTTATTCTTGTTCTTATTTTTATTTCTCGTCCTTTTTGTTTTCCTTCGCGTCATATGTATTGATGATATTTTTCTTTTTGCGAATTCCTTTATTTTTAAGAACGGGGTCTTTTAAATTAATGTCTTTTTGTTGTGGATGTACTACTATATTTTCGGTCTTGATCATTTTTCGTTTCACTAATTTTTCTAGACTATTAGGTTCTCTTATTTTAATAGAACGCATCATAAGTTCATTTGCTTGGTCCGTCGTTTTTATATTATCAATATTTATTTCATTTTTTTCATCAATAAAGTCCTTGTAGTCTTCCTGAATAATATCACTTTTATCAATCATTTTAAAGTATTCGATACAAGATGTGATATATTTTTCAAAAGTATAATGCACATCTGGACTTAGAATTGGATTCTCCTCTAAATCTGGATTCAATATTTTTTTTGTTAAATCGTAAATCCTTTTCCGATAAAATTTCTTGTCTTTCTTGTTTGTCAAGCTAGTTTTTTCGCAAGTTTTTAATCGATATTTTTCATAATTCTCTTTATTCATTAAACATTCCAGTGTTACTTCGGTAATTATTTTATCTGTCATTATATACAAACTGTATATAATAAAGATATATATTTTCATTCTATTGGCAATTTGTTAGACCGCGAACTTGAACCCGCGTATTGTTGTTAAATAAATCTACACCAATATTTTCTGGACTTGGATTCGGATTTGTAGGAGAAAAAACTTCATTATGAAATAAACCGGGAAAAGGCTGTTGTCCCGTATTCGATGTTTTGAATTTAACTTGATAAAGGTCGCTGTTTGAATTCGGTACATACACTGATTGACTGCACTTCTGTAGAGCAAATATTTGATTTCTTAATTCAGATTCGGTGTTGATACTTGATGAAAATCCGGACCACGGCGATTGCGTATTTCCTGGATTGAAAACGTCGTGTGGGCTGAATGTAGGCAATTGTTCCATCGGCGTAAGAATTGGTTTTCTGGGATCTACAATTGGCATCAATGAATATTTTGTCATTACTGGTCGCACACTCAAATAAGGTTGTAAAAGGGCAGACGGAATATTTCTATCATATATTCTTCGATTTATAGAGTCGGTGATCTGCGAGGAACATTCATATGGACCGTTTATATTTTCATTTTGCATCGCTTAATATTATAAGATAATATATTTTTCCTTCTATTAAATCTATATAAAGATACAACAATAATTTATACAAGATATTGAATGTGTGGTATTTTTGCTCTACTAAACAATGAAAATCTCTATAGTACGTCGTTTGTAGAAGAACAATTCATGAAAGGTTCCGGTAGAGGCCCCGAGTTTTCCACAATAAAAAAAATCGATATTGGGGCCGTCTTCGGGTTTCATCGTCTCGCCATCAATGGTCTCAATGATGAATCAAATCAGCCTATTGTTGTGGGAGATGTTTCCTTGATATGTAACGGAGAAATATATAATTATCGAGAACTGTATGAGTTAATGGGAATAATCCCTTATACAGATTCTGATTGCGAAGTGATTGCGCATCTTTATATTAAATATGGAATCGAGCAAACATTGCAGATGCTGGACGGTGTGTTCTCCTTTATTTTGTGCGATAATAATTTAGATAATTTAGAATCGAAAATTATTGTGGCACGCGACCCGTATGGTGTTCGACCATTGTATTCAATGCATAAATTATCGTCGCCAAATTCATTGGAAACAAGAAATAGAGCAAAACTGATAGCGTTTGCATCTGAAATGAAAGTTTTGGAAAAGTTTTGCACAAAAGATTATACAATCGAACATTTTGAACCGGGCACTTATTCGACTTATATTCTTCCGCCGAAAACTATGACTCAGTGGAAGCCGGAAATAAAAAATATGGTGTATCATTCGCGCGGATTCAACTCGACTATGTTTCGTTCAGAAAATGACATGCTAATTGCAATTCAAGGAATTCAAACGCATTTATTCAATGCGGTTAAAAAGCGAGTCCTTGTTACGGAACGTCCGATTGCCTGTCTTTTATCGGGTGGGCTGGACAGCAGTTTAATCACTGCATTAGTAAAAGAAATTTCTCCAGAAAAACAGTTGGAAACTTATAGTATCGGTCTTGCCGGATCAGAGGATCTAAAATACGCGCGTATTGTGGCAGATTACCTTGAAACAAACCATACCGAAATCATCATGACCGAGTCAGATTTTCTAGAGGCAATCCCAGAAGTTATTCAGGCTATAGAAAGTTATGATACTACTACCGTGAGAGCAAGTATTGGTAATTATTTGCTAGGTAAGTATATTTCCCAGAATAGCGATGCAAAGGTCATTTTTAATGGAGACGGATCAGATGAATTGTGTGGAGGATATTTGTACATGCACGCCGCTCCTGATGCACTTGAATTTGATAAGGAATGTCGTCGTCTATTAAAAGATATTCACGCGTTTGATGTGCTGCGATCTGATAAGTGCATTTCCAGTCATGGTTTAGAACCGAGAACTCCGTTTTTGGATAGAACATGGGTTCAATATTATTTGAGTATTCATCCACAGTTGAGATTTCATCCGGGAAATAATCAATGCGAAAAATTTCTTTTGAGAACTGCATTTAGTGAAAAATATTATTCTAATTGTCAAGGAGACAAATTATTGCCGCAAAATATTTTGTGGAGAAAAAAGGAAGCTTTTTCCGACGGTGTTACCAAAATGACTCGATCATTGTACGAAATTATTCAAGATCATGTGAAGGGTCTTTCAGATAACAACTTTCAAGTACCAACAGATATACCAGAGAAAGTAAAAACGGACACTCTGGAAAAAAAGTATTATCGGAATTTATTTGAATCTTTTTATCCTTCCTTGGGGAACGTGGTCCCTTATTTCTGGATGCCCCGTTATGTAGATGCCGAGGATGCAAGTGCAAGAACACTGCATATTTATAATTCAAAATAATTCTTGTTTTATTATATATTGAATATATAATAATGACACACAACGCGTTTTATCACGTGCAAAATCACGCATTTACAATTTTTATTATTATAAGTTATATTTCTTACATTAGTCTCGCGATAGGGATTAAAATCGTATCTCCAGACGATTTAGATAAACTTGATTATTTTGCAAAAATATATGTATCATTATTTTTGTTGTATCGATTTAATCCATTTAATAAAATCGTTTTCAATGAATTAGATCGTAAAATTGCTTTCAGCGCAGGAATATTTTTAATAACAACAACAGTCATTAATGAAATTGTTCAAAATTATGCAAAAGTTTTACTCAATTTGATTGATTTATAAAATTTTTACATTTTTTCACATTTTTCGCAATGTTCTATTTTTTAACGTTTTCGACCGACTTGTATATTTTACTTTGTGTTTTAACATAGGATATGTTTTATTCTTGTCAAAAAAAGTTTGTAAATGGACCATTGTTTTTTTGGTAACTATTTTATCAATCTCGTATTCTTGGCTACTCTTATTTATATATAAGAATTGAAATTGGAGCATATATGATAAAATATAATTATAAAACGACTCTATCATTTTTTCATCCGTTAAAAATTTCTTCCCTGTCTCGCTTTCTATAAAACGTTTGACAACTGTTTCAAATGGTAAATCATAAGCATACGGTCGAACTTTAATATAATACACATTGTTCCCATTCATACTTGGATAATATGTATCGTCTAGGAAACATATTTGTGTATCTTCTGGAAGTTTAGTGCATCGGAAAAAATCGTTCAATGTTTTCTCGTGTGTAGTTCTACACATTTCAAGTTGTCGCCCATTTACTTTAAATGCCGCAATAATGTGAATAAAAAGAAAGTAGTTTATTTTTTGTTCAAAGTAATTTTTTATGAAATTTACCCAAGCTTTTGGACCTTGATTATTTGTATAAATCATTACACCCTTTAACTCGTGACTCATCATCTTATGCTTTAAATACTTTAATATAGAAAATATGTTCGGACGAATAAATTCTGGATATAAATCCAAGATTTCATTGAATTCTATTTGATCTAGCGGGTGCGAATTCGTCTTTCTCTTGAAATAATTATTTAATGCTTCCCAAAAAATACCAAACTCTACAAAATATCCTAATGTTTCGTCAAGGTCAAATACTACAATTTTTACTTGGTTTTGCATATATTTTTCTAATATATAAAATTTAAGAAATAAAGTTATCAAAATAAAATATTCGTATAATACAAGTATTAATGGAGTTGTCAAATTCCGATTATAAAAAAATTTTAGATTTTTATAATCAGCCTATACCCAAAACCGAAAGATTATTGAAAAAATCTGCAGAAAAAATTCTTGCTGATAAATTATGTACCTGTATTAAAAAGGTTTCACCTTACGGAGAAGAATCTCGCGCCATCGGTATTTGCACAAATGCGGTATTAAACAGAAAAGGCATGAAGCGCGGAAACTTTACCTGCAAAAAAAAGAGAAAAATTAATAATATAACAAAAATTAAAAAAAATTTGTCTGTTAAAAGAAAATTAAAGTAAAATTAAAAAAGATATATGAAGTGCATATAAATAATTATTTTGTCTATTTATATATAATGCAAAACTATGATATCATCATTGTTGGAGCGGGCATAGCTGGCCTGTATTCTGCATACAATATAAAAAAACTGTCACCTAAAACGCGATTTCTTATCTTGGAATCGTCTCCTAAAAAATGGATAGGTGGAAGAATGGGCGAAATGAAGTTTTACGATACTTCCGTTGTTACTGGAGCAGGAATTGGGAGAAAACGTAAAGATAAATTACTTATTCAGCTGTTACATGATTTACATGTGAAGTTTAGTGAATTTCCGATAACTCACAAGTATTCTAGAACACTTGAAGGACAATGTCGTGTGAAACATGTTTTTGAAGCATTGAAACGAGCACATCCGAAATATTCCATAGGGAAAACATTTGAACAATTTGCCATATCTATTTTGGGTAAGGAAGCTTATACAGTATTTGTAACCTGTTCCAGCTACAGTGATTACGAAAAAGAGGATTCCTATGATACCTTGTACAATTACGGATTTGACGATAATTATGATGATTTTACCGGACTTTCTATATCTTGGTCTGAACTGACGGATGCCCTCGTAAAACAGGTTGGACAAGAAAATATTAAAACTTCTAGTAAAGTTGTTAAAATTCAAAAAGAAAAAGAAAAAGAAAAAGAAAAAGAAAAAGAAAAAGAAAGTGAATTTGTAGTATTTGTGGAAAAAGAAAAAGGAAGAATGTATCGTACAAAAAAAATAATTATTGCGACAACTATAGACTCGGTAAAAATGCTAATACCTAAAGATCAAATTTACAAAGATATCGGAGGACAACCTTTTTTGCGCGTTTATGGAAAATTCTCTAAAGATTCTATTCCTACAATGATGGAGTATGTCCAAAGCTCTACCGTAGTAAAGGCACCTTTGCAAAAAATTATTCCCATGAATCCGAAAAAGGGAATTTATATGATTGCATACTCGGATAATGGTAGCGCAAAACGCCTAAAGCCACATTTAGAAAATACTGCGGAAAACCGCAATTATTTTGAACGATTGTTACGAGTTTCTCTCGGAATACCAAATGATAAGCCGTTGTATTTATTGGGAATGAAAGACGCATATTGGGATGTAGGAACCCATTATTTCAAACCATTGGCGTCAGAATACTATAATCGATCAGAGTTTATAAAAGATGCACAAAATCCAGAAAAGGGTATTCTTGTCGTGGGAGAAATGGTCGCGTTACATCAGGGTTGGGTAGAAGGAGCACTCGAAAGCGTTAAAAAAGTTCTAACTTCACAGTGGATTACCACTTAAAAACATAATAGAAAATAATAGTAGATGGTTTGGAAACTATTATTTTCTCTACTCTTTTTTTCACCTTGCACAATAGTACTCTCGATGTGTTCAAATAAACTATGTGTTAATTGTCAATATTTTTTGAAAAACAAAAACGGAGAAAACCTTTACGCAAAGTGCCTCGCGATACCTATAATAAATGAAGATAAAATTAGTTATTTAGTAACTGGAAACAAAGAAAAAACTTATCATTTTTGTTCTACCTCAAGATCATACGAGGAACTGTGCGGAAAAGATGGAAAAAAGTACAGAAAAAAGTATAAGTTACAAACAGAACAATAAGTTTATTTCGCCAAGTGATCTAACGCAGAAAGAAGAACTTGCTCTTGTCCGGTAAGTTTCTGAAACAAAAGTGAATGTTCCATTTGTATCTGATAATGCCGTTTTGAAAAACTTTTACACACTATATTAATGCCATCGTTGGCAATTTTAATTTCGCTGATAATTCCACCACTAGTTAAATATAAATTTTCCGGATCTTTAATATTGATCCATCGAATAAAGCTCCCATTTTTTAAATCTTGCACTTCTTCTACATAAATGTAACCATTCAACTTCTTCATATAATCGACAAGAATTTCTTTGGATAAATGTAATTCTTTTAGCACCTCAAAATTCAGCCTTTTTATTTTTTCCGATGTCATATTCATAAGTTTTCCATTATCTTCGTTTTCTAATGCTTTCAAGAGCTGTTGCACATCCATTATAACTAGATTGTTGTTATATAATCTAGTAATACTATTTCTAATATTGTATTTTCTTATTTATTTTTCTGTTTAGAAATTAGACCCGAATGATCCACCACCTAGAACAGAGTTCGCCGCCATGGGTTCTTGGAATCCGCCTTGCGGCATGTTCATCATCGACTCCATTCCAGGAGTTGTGTTTCCAATAAGTGCGCTTGCATCATTTGCATTCACATATGTAGAATTGTAGTCTGGCAACTTGGTTGGTTGATTATAAAGTGATTGAGTAATTGCCATCTGTTGCGAGTTTTGCGTTTGAGATATAGGCTGAATTACTTTTATTGAGCTATTTTCCTTCGTTTTTGTTTTTTTATTTACACTTCCTTCCCACAATTCCACAATACGATCCCATAATATGGTAACTTTTTCGCCAAGTTTTGTTTGAAGACTCAACAAAATAACTAGTGCGACAACTACAATATTTACAACACTAAAATCTGGATATTTTATTCCGCTATAGGTTGGCACAAAAGTAACTAAACGTTTGATAAAAAAAATTCCAACAAAAATGACAAAGGTCTGTAATAAAATTTCTGCTAAAATCTCTAAACTTCCCTTTTGTTCATCGGCTTCGGGAACATATTTTTGCATTGCCTTATTCAAAATAACAACAGGTATCAACGAAATGACCGAAAACTGCATTATATTCAATAATTCTGATTTTGTGTCATCATCAAAATTAAACACATATTTAAAAAATCCCTCATTTGATGAATTTGAACTGTCCATATGTTTTATAAAAAGAAATTAAATATCGCTAAACTGAGAAAACAATTTGTATTAAATGTTTCTTATTATATAACTTCTACAATATTTTGGTTTGAATATTAAGTGGGTGTTATATCAATTTTCACGATAGACACATCATCACACTCATTTCGATCAAAGGCGCATTTTTCAAAAACTGTGGTCGTCTTGTCTATGTACATTTCCCATTCTTGCAACCATCTTCCCACTGCAAACTGTACAAGCTGTTCCCCCGTTTTCGATGCAAAGGAATTCATCTCTGAAATATTTCCTTTAAGAATCATATCCCAAAATCCATCTGATCCAATTATTACCTGCAAAGAATCGCCGGTTTCATAAGAAATCACAGTAATATCAGGTGCATATCCAGTTCGACCGTTATGACCTAGTGCCTGTGTGCTCGCCAGAGCAAGATTCGGAGGAAAGAGCGCGTAGTGTGACGGAACCCCGCATAGTTTTGTTTCGGTAATAACTTCGATATTGTTGGAGTTTTGATATTTTGTACTCATTTTTTCCAAACGTTGTCTTTCTTTTTCATTATAATAATTGTGCTCATATGACAAGAAAACTTGCTCGCCGTTTTTATAGACACATGCTTGCGAGTCGCCACAATTTATTACCATGATACGATCTTTATATATTTTTACAAGACACATGGTTGCACCCGAGCTTTCATTCGTATGAATAGTAATATTTCTATTTATATGTGATGCCAGGTTTTCGACGGGCGTTTTAGAACCAACAATCCCGTTCAATGTCTCTTGGGGAATTGACCTAAGAAATTCTATACATTTATTTGTACCGTGTCCGTCGGTAATTAATCCCCAATAACCCTCTTCTCCGGTTTCCTCATCTTGAAAGACTCCAGAATATGTCTGGTCTTGTCCCTTGTCCATTTGTTCTATAGAGCATGTTATGCTAATTGTGTGTGTCATATATGTACGAGTTAATTTTCAAATTATTAATAGAACGGTGTTCAATTTTTAAAAAAATAAAATCCAAAATCCAAAAGCCAAAATCCAAAATCCAAAATCCAAATATATATAAGTAGTTTAGGCGTAAAAAAGGTGTCGCATTTTATTAAATATTCAATTCCGTATAAAATTTGGTGCGTTAAGCTTTAGAAAACAATATATAAATTAGATATAATGAGTGGTAATCGTGCAAATGCTGCTGCTAGAAATAGACGTGCTGGAGGAGGTCCTGAAATACAAGCTCCTCCGAGACCCCCGTTGAGACCCGGGCAACAACCCCCAATGAACGTCGAACAACCAAAACCCATGACAATTCAAAGCGCGATTTCATTGATTACGCTTCGTCTCGGTCGCGTGGAGTCATTTGTGCAAAAGGTTGAGCATGATAATTTAATTGGTGAAAAGAATTTAACTGGCGAAAAGAATTTAACTGGCGAAAAGAATTTAACTGGTGAAAAGAACGACAGTTCCAGAATGGTAGATAGCGGAGTTTTCAATAATATTGTTTCGCGTTTGGACGCCTTAGAGAGAGGTCGTCAAGTAACTTCAAGCAATCCAGTTTCAGAAGAAGTCTCTGTTTTAAAAGCAGAATTAACTCAAGTAAAGGATTTATTATTACAACTCCAGTCTTTTACCATGGAAACGAATAAAAAACTACTAGAAGTTGTTATGCGTGAAGAAGAGAGTGAAGAAAACGTCTTTTTTGTTGGAGAAGACGAAAATAAAGACTATTCCGGACAAGACCTGACCGGATCGTTAAATGTAAATTTGAAAGAGATTATTCAAAGAGAACTATTAACCGTTTAAATTTCTTAAAAAAATTGATTTTGCATTCTTCAACTTAAAGACAATTAAATACTACTAGGAATGATGCTTCGTTTAATCGCAACTTTTACTTTATTTATATTGTGCAATTCATTTTCACGGTTTATTGGCGGGAATAAGTTGGTCAATCTCACCCATAAGATGTACCAGTCAAAAAATATAATACCAATTGTTTCAAAGTTTCATTCTGAAGAGCCTCTTTGGGATGACGGCGAGGTTCCCTGGGACTTTCGCCCAGACAACAAAACTATCGTGAAAAAGAACAAACCAAAGAAACCAAATCCCCCTCTTATTTCAAGCAGTAAAAATTATATGTTGTCTATGATTCTACAGTAATAAATAACAAAATATGTATAAAGAAGTTCTACATATTTTATATATACAATGAAATTAACGATACTTGATAAACCTAAAAAGGACCTATTTGTATCTATTTTTCAGCTTTTGAAATCATGCACGTCTGTTATTCAATTAATATTCAAATCAAATCAATTGTACATACAAGGAATGGATAAGGCGCACGTATGTCTTTTCGAGATTACACTTTTATCTAACTGGTTCAACGAGTACGAACTTACCGGTGATAATGAAATCGTTTCTTTGGATTCACAAATTTTCCACAATATTCTTTCAATGAATCAAGAAAAACATTCTTTAGTTTTATGGTATGAAAAAAACTCTGATAAATGTAATATAGAATTTATTACAACCGATTCTAAAGGCGACTTTGATAAATTTTTTTATGTTCCATTGGTTGATTTAGAAAATATGTTACTAGAAGTTCCTGATGTAGAATATGACGCAGAATTTTCAATAAAGGCAAAACAAATATGCGAAGTCGCCTCCCAACTACTTGTATTTGGCGATATTATGAACATTCATTGCGACGAAGATAAAATTTCAATGTATTCTCAAGGGGTTAGTGGAGAAATGAGAGTAAATATACCTATTGATGATTTGTCCGAGTATTCCATGTCCGATACAATGGATATTTCATATAGTTTAACATATTTATCGAAGATGTGTATGACGACAAAGTTGTCTCAAGAAATTGAATTTTCTGTAAGTTCAGAGTTTCCGATGAAAATTAAATATGATTTGGGAGAAGGAAGCCGTGTTTTATTTTTTATAGCGCCAAAAATTGATTAATAATAAGCTTTATTTTATTGGCTCGAAAATAAAATCATTATTAACTGATTTTTTCAAGACATATCCTAAAGACTCAATGTAATTTATTATTTCATTTTGTTTCGTTGGCATATTTTCCTTCAACCTTTTATCGTCGTGCCATATTTCTATAATAATAATTGGCTTATTCTTTTTAATTTTTTCTGATGCACCCAATAAAAATTCGTTTTCAGAACCTTCGATATCGATCAACATTATATCAAAATTTTCAATATTCGAGTTATCCAATTTAATTATTTTATTTTTCATTTTTTTATCAGTGAGAATAGCAGACCGAATATTATTTTCAATGTCCGTTTCTGTAAATATATGCATTCCGCCGCTGTTATTTAGAAGACGATTCACATTTTCGACCGGACAAATTTTTTCTTCGCTCATGAAATAAATATCTTCTTCGCTGTTTCCAACAGCTACATTTAATGTGGTAATATTTGTTATATTGTTCAATTTTATGTTCTCACACAAGTGTTCGTATGTAGTCGGATATGCTTCAATGGCTGTTACGTTATCTATACAAAAAGAAATTGGGATACATACGCTACCAATATGACATCCAATATTTAAAAAATGGTGAAGATTTTTTTCTGAAATATATGACTTAATTATATTAATTATCTCTTCATTCCACTGCGACCCCGACAATAAACACGATTGAATACAATCATTTTTATTCTTAATTGTGTAATACACGCCATTTATATTACACGACGACTCCATTGTGATATTTTCGAATATTATTATCTTTAGTTTAAATACTCAAAAAATAGTATCCTTTTCAAGTAAGTCTATGTGGAAATATATTATCGGATTTTTTATTTTTTGTCTCGTCTTCTTCATTTATCTTCATGTTAATTTTCATTTAAAAACGGGAAACGAATTAGAAGTTTATGAATTAGAAGGCGGATCGAAAGATAAATTAGAAGAAATTTGCGATTTGCGACAACCCGTTATTATGAGTTTTTATAATGATAAAATCTTCAAAAGTTGTAAAAAACAATACATTTTAGAAAATTATCGATCATTCGAAATGAAAATAAGAAATACTAAAGAAGAAGATTATACTAGCGAAATATATCTTCCTTTACAATCGCATTCGGCATTCAAATTATTTAATGAAGATAAAACTGGATCTTACATAACAGAAAATAATTCTGAATTTTTGCAAGAAACAGGAATTCTTAAAATAATGCAAGCTGAAGATGAATTTATTCGTCCCGGTTTAACGAGTAATTGCATATACGATTTTTGCACTGGCTCGGAAAATTCTGTAACACCGTTTCGCTATGAAATAAATTACCGTAATTATATTTATGTTACGTCAGGTGAAATTGAAATAAAAATGGCCCCCCCGAAATCTTCAAAATACTTGCATTCTATAGAAGATTACGATAATTTTGAGTTTCGATCTCCCATTCACCCTTGGCTGGTCCAAGAAAAGTATCAGTGCGACTTTGATAAAATAAAATGCATGGATATATTGTTACCAGCGGGTAAAATGATTTATATACCGCCCTATTGGTGGTATAGCATAAGATATAAAGTGGATGGAGAAACTGTAAATTTCAAATATAGAACATACATGAATAATGTAGCAATTGCCCCACAGTTAGGAATGCAATTTTTACAGAGACAAAATATTCAACACAATGTTATTAAAAAATATAGTGCGGTCAAAGTAGAAGAAAGAGAAGGAGAAAAAGAAAAAGAAAAAGAAAAAGAAAAAGAAAAAGAAATCGGAGTAACAAATATTAACGAATTAATTCCAATCGAACCTGATACGAATTTACCACCGTTAAATTCGGCAACAAGTCCGGTGGAAGAATTAGATATTCCCACATCTTTATAAAAAAAAGTGATTACTATTAAAGACATCTTAATAATATAAGAAAATATGATACAATACAAGGTCCATATCGAAGACCGAAGTTACACAAAATGGACGTTTCTAAATGCGATAAATTTTGAAGAAATGGAATTTCCAGATATTCATCCAGCAACATCAAAAATGCTTACTAATGATACGTTTATTGTAGAAAATGGTAAAGCGGTAATTATTCATTCTGCCATTCGAAATCAAATCCCCGCGGTTTTGATTTTGAAAGATCAAAAAACCTATGGTCGCGCAAAGACTGTGTCGGGAAAATCAGGAAAACTATTGTATAAATGTGTTCCAGACGACATGCGTATCCCAACATTTTTAGTTCCATACGAGATCAAAAATATGGGGTTTTCAAAAGTATTCCAGAATCAATATGTAACTATTAATTATGTCGAATGGTTAGACAAACATCCGCATGGTCAAATCTCCCAATTGATTGGCAGTGTAGATGTCTTGGATAATTTTTACGAGTATCAACTATATTGCAAAAGTTTGAACGCGTCTATACAAAAATTTAACAGGGATACCAGCAAAGCGTTATTGCATTGCCCACACGATGCATTTATTGAAACAATTTGTGCAAAATATCCGTCAATTGAAGACCGAACTTCTTGGCACGTATTTACCATTGATCCGCCCAAAAGTCTCGATTTTGACGATGCATTCAGCATTCGAAATTTTGAAAAGACACCAGGAACAAAACTTCTTAGTATTTACATTGCAAATGTTACTATTTGGCTTGATGTTTTGAAGTTGTGGGATTCTTTTTCTAGAAGGATATCAACAATTTATCTACCAGATAGAAAGAGACCTATGTTGCCAACGATTTTATCCGACAGTTTGTGTAGTCTTCAGTCAGGGAGCACGCGGCTAGCATTTGTTATGGATATCGTTTTGAACGAAGAAAATGAAATACAGAGTATAAATTACATAAATTGCAAAATTCGAGTAACAAAGAATTACTGTTACGAAGAGTCGTCTCTTTATCAAGATAAAATGTATATTCATTTATTAAATACCGCGAAGGATCTTTCTAGGCGTTACAAATATATAACTGGAGTTTCAAATAGTCACGATCTTGTCGCTTATTTAATGATTTTTATGAATTGTCACTCGGCAAAGGATCTTTTGAAGCATAATTCTGGTATATTCAGATCCGTTATTACGAAAAAAAATGTTGTGATTCCTGAAAATTTACCAGAAGAAGTCTCAAATTTTATCAAAATATGGAACAGTTCATCAGGACAGTATATCGATCTAAGTTGTATTAAAGACGGGCAAACCCTGACCCATGACATTGCACACATGGATGCGTATGTTCATATTACATCCCCTATTCGCCGAATTGTTGATCTTTTAAATATAATAAAATTTCAGCAGAATGCGAATATAATTATCTTGTCAGAGTCTGCTACAAATTTTTACAACAGGTGGCTTTCGGAACTCGACTATATCAATACTACCATGCGTTCTATAAGAAAAGTTCAAAACGATTGTTCTCTTTTAAGTTATTGTTTAGAAACCCCGGGCGTGATGGAAAAAGAATACAGCGGATATACCTTTGATAAAATTGTTCGAAATGATGGACTTTTTCAATATATCGTCTATTTACCTGAATTAAAACTTACATCAAGAATGGTGGTTCGAGAAAATATTGGAAATTTTACAGAAAATAAATTCAAATTATTCGTATTTAACAATGAGGAAAAATTCAAAAAAAAAATAAGAGTTCAATTGCAATAATATAATGAATTTAGTTACGTTTCATTATATTTTGGGATAATTTTGAGATTATAGTGGGATAGTTTCGTACTCTGTTTTTTTACCATTAGTATCGCATCCAATTTTTTTTGCATATTCTGCCCATATTTCCGATCGTTTTTCATATCCTCCAATTAAAGATAATTCTCTTCTAGTTGTATTTATTTTTTTATTCGGATAAGGATTCACGCACTTAACGGCATGAACAATCGCATAAGCTTTCTTTTTATCTTTCCCATTAGACCAAATTGCTAAATAATCAATGCCCCAACCAATTAATTTATTATCATACTTTTTCATCAAGTTTTGTATCGCAGACTTGGAAAATAATGGGACATTTACCTCAACAAAACTTGTATATGTAAGTAAGCGTCCGGGTTTGTGTTTTGTTATATTGTGAGATATCAAGCTTTCTTCGGAAAATGACGGGCCGCATATAGACAGATTGTATTTTTTTGATATTTCGAACATCTTATTGATTTTTTCTACATTTATTAAAATATCATCATCTAAAATAAAAAATCGTTCGTAGTTTTTAATAATATTTGGATATTTGTCGTAAAAGTATTTGAAGTTTTGAAACTTGCTTCCTTTCCTTTTTTCTATAAATTGAACCTTCGACTTGTATTTTTTATAAATTTCATCGTTATCTCCATAATAAATTATATATACATCATAGTTCATTTTATCTCCTACAAATAAATCATCAAACCGTGTATTATCTCCAACCGAGGAAAATACTATATTATTTTTCATATATATATATTGTATCATATATTTTTATAATAAATTTTATCGAATCAACTAATTAAAAAAATAAACGTTATTATTATTCCGATAATTCCTTTGGCCACCATATCTAAAATATTTGTAATTAAATTTTTTTGTTCTGGTGGAAAAATATAAACAATTCCATATAATGCCCAAATGATTGTATATATACTAAGTAACCACGCATTAAGTGTGCTATTTTTCACATAATTTATATAAATTAAATAGAACATCATGAAAAATGGAATAAATCCTAAAATCATTGTCAAAATGGTTGGCGTGAAAGTTATTTCACCTAAATATCCAAAACCCAACATTACATAATTTAAAATAATGATACACGTCATGGTAGTAAATTTAACTATTGTACCAGAATTAAATGATAAAAAAAGAGATAACGATAACAACATCATAGGAGTTGTAAAAATCCAATCACAGTATCTAATTTGCGTTAAAGCCGGCCAATTAATGTTTGTTTCAGAATTTACGCGTTGTATAAATGCATAGTAAAAAAAGGAAGCCACAACACATACTACTGTTTCTAAAAATAAAATTATTTTTATTTTTCTGTTTGTAAAAAAGAACGACGAAAAAAATGTAATAAATGCACTAAAATAAGAGAAACCATGGTTACATCAAAAGATTTTTTGATGTTTCCAGAAAACAATTCCATTTATTCATTATATCAATATATTTCTATAAACTTTTATCGATGACCACTTCTTTACTTACATTTTTAATGATTTTATTCATATTTTCTTCATCTTCTTCGTCAGTAAAACCACCCATTGATTGATTAACAATCTTCATATACTCCTCACTCACGATTGACTCTGCATTTTTATATTCGGGGTTCTCCTCTTGCCACTCCTGAATTTTCATTACATTTTTATGGGCAATGTGTTTAATGGCATATTTCATTTTCTGTTTTTCATTATCTTTTTCCCAGGTATCCTTGTCTTTTACATAGATTGTTTCTCTCTTCAAGTCGCTGCAATGAATTGGTCTTTTGCATACATCCAAGTCCTGAAGACCTTTTATAAATATTTTTGTGATGCCTTCAACGTATCCTAGCCGACCAGTTGTTTCCAAATCTTTTAGTTGAAGCTGTAAGGATTTTATAAAGTCCATTATGTTCAACGCATCTTTACACTTCTCGTTCAAAAAAAAGTGCAAATTGAAGTTATTATTTGTAGTATTATTATTTGTTATATATTTTCCCTCTTTTGCCAAGTCCATTAACTTGGTATTCTGTTCTACCAACATGGACTTGAATTCCTGGTTTTGTTTCATTAACTCTTTGATTAATTCATTATTATCAAATTTAAGTTCATCATTTTCATGTTTTACAACAATTTGCATATTTTCTTCAGTAGCTAAATGAACCGATTTTTTAGTGCATTTTTTATTATGCTTCCACAACCCGGATTTGTCCTTGTACTTTCTTCCGCATGCGTCACAACAAAATTTTTCACAAGTAGCATTTTGTTTGCATAACCAGTCTTGCGATTTGTCGCAAGAAATCGCAATATTGGTTGCCAAAGGTTGCCGTTTGGTTGCCAAAATCGCAAACTGGTGTTTTACGGTTGAGGAGTGTTTTGCAAAATCATATTTATTAGACGTTGAATAGTCACAATATTCGCAATAGTTTTCTTTGCGACTTTTTGTCGCAAAATGGTTGCCAAAAGTTGCCATTTCATTTCCATGAGAAAATATTCTTAAATACTTTGTATGAAAAAATAAAAAAATTACAGTAACAAATCGGAAATTCGTTTTTAAGATTTTAGAGCATTATCGTCTGAGTGTAAATTTTGCATATTATTTTCCTGGAAAGTGATTCCTGGACATTTTTTTGGACATTTTTTTTGTCCAAAAATGAAAAGTCAAATTTACTTTTGGGGAAAAATATGTGTTTTTTTGACATAGACTGAGAATCATTATTTCGCGTGAAAATATTGGAACATAAAGCAACATAGATATCAAACACCTGATTATTTTATTTTTTAAAAGTCGCCAGTCTCGGCTTTAAGTTCGTTTTTATAAAAATTGAAATGCGTAAAATAACATGGTTGATATTATTTGTGAGAATGGAGAAGGCGTTTGCAACTATTAGTAAGGGTCAGTTTATCCGAAATGCTAGGTTACCGGTTTGTTTTGATTGTCTCCATTTTATTCAGACTACGCAAAAAACCGGGAAATGCAGAAAGTTTGGTGAAAAAAATATTATTACAGGGAAGATTAGTTATATAGCTGTAGAAGAAGCTCGGGCAACTGAAACCATTTGTTCTCAAAAGGGAAATTATTTTGAGAAAAAAATTGAAAACTTGTAAATATCCAGTGAAATATCATATACTATGACGACATTGACTTTCGAAATTCGTGCGGCGGCATTTTATCGTATTATTGGAAACATTCAAACTGCGATGCAATCGGGCGAGAAAATGCAAAGTGAATTACTGGAGGACGCGGAAGTATGTGAGTACAAAAGATTATTGTTTAGTATGATAATTCAAATGAATTGCGATGGCGCGGTCGCCGTGTTTCCGACGGTTGATCGTGCCGTTCTAAGTGAGATGGTCCTTTATATTGCGCAGTACTATAAGTGCCATCCAGAGATAGCGTCCAATATTTCAACAATGTGTTTTGGTCATGAGAATGCTCGATCGCGAGAAACCGGGGTTCTCAATGAAAATCTTCGAAAACTTGGGAAATTAATTGGAGATCGGACCGATTTTACTGTATCGACCGAATTTGTCTATAAATCAGCGCATATATTTCATCCGGACAGCCAATTTATTCGGGTTACCGCAATTGTTATATAACATCATAATAAATATTCTAATTATTGTTTTACCATGTTTTGTGAAGGGTTATTATTTAGGTAAATTTTTTAATATTGCTTTACCATATAGATAAATGCCTGAAATTTATTTATCGATTGCGACTCGTCCGGAAAGACTTTCTTCAAATCATTTCAAGGATGTCTTGAAAAGTCTTGAAAAACAGACCATGCCTTTCACAAAATTAGTTATAAATTTATCTGTAGATGAATTTACTTATAATATACCTGAATATATTGCCAATCATAAGAAAATAATTCTAAATAAAACGCATATTTGCGGACCATGTGCAAAAGTATTGGGTTCCATTCGAGTTATTCCACCCGAAGCCGCAACCATTGTTTTGGACGATGATAATATAATGAAAAAAAAGTTTATAGAATCTTTATACACATCATATTTATTGCACCCGAATAAAGTAACAAGTCATCTTATCAGGAAAAGAGCAAAATGGACTGATGTATATGGTTTTACTGGTTTCATATATAAAACAAAACTTTTGAAAGACATAAGAAAGTTTTATAAAACACAACCGAAATGTTGTGTTAAAATAGATGATACCTGGCTTGGTTGGTGTATAAAAAAATTAGGTATAGACGTTGTTCAAACTCGAGAAAAAAACGCGAGACATACAATGATAAATAATGAAGCCACGGCTAATCATCCAAAATGGTTTGAGCTATGGAGACATACAGCACGAGCAAAACTAACTAAAGAGGCTGTAAGAATTTTGGAATCCCGTATGTAAAAATTATATATATAATGATTGATTTGTCGCGACAAATTTAAGCGTCTTTATAGGAATTTCTTTGAGTTTTGACAGAAGTTCCATATTTCCAATACTTTCGGCGACCTTTTCCAGCTCCGATGAAATGTTGTTTATTTTCAAAATGGCTTTTATAAATTCTCCCAAAAAAATTCCTTTTTCTTTTTCCATATTTTGTAGAATAATTTTACATTCTTCTGCAGAATCTGAGTTGCACCACTGAGTTACGTAAATAAGAAGATCGTAATGAATAGAGTAATCGGTCCCAGTCACCAAGTAATTTTCCAATTCAAATGTTTGATATGTTTCAAACATCTGTTTTATTTTTTGAATTAGGTGCTTAACATATATATCCGTATTATTGGGAACAATACTTACCAATTCATCGGATACCGTTATATTCGTAAAACAACTGAATATTGTCGCGAGTTGAACCGAAGAAATGTCATTGAATTCGTTTTCCTCTATTAATTTGGAAAAAGTCAGACATTGTATCTCTCTTATATGAGCCGCAGTTTTTCCGAGAAAGGTAAGGTTATATTTATTCGGATTTTCATCATTTTTAACAACAAACTTTTCCTCTTCTAGGCGATTGAGTATTATATATATTTGATTCAATAAATAGGATTCGGTGTTTTTAAAGCTTTTATAAAGGTTCTCAGCGTTGTCTTTTTTGGAGTTGTAATTAATAATTGTCAGTTTATCTTGACCAATGAATTTGTAATCCGTATTTATTTTTTCAATTTCTTTGTCTAACTCTTTTCGTTTTTTATTTACGGCGCCAACTCTTGCCTTTTCTACATAAATATATCGTTCTACGATTTCTTTTGGCGTTCTCAAATATTCCAAACTTTCTTCCGTCTTTTCTAAATCTATTTTGGCTTTCTCGTATTGCTCATAAATATTCTGAGAATTCTTTGTAATATCATCTTGCGCCATTGATTTTTGGCAAAAATGTGTATAGTCCTGATCATCAATATCGATGAGATTTAATAAAAGATTGTAAGATACCTTAAATTTTGATACGAGAGATTGTGGCTTACCTTGCATCATTATCTTATATTCTGCGAGTTCAACATTTCTAAATAAATTATTTAGGTGAATCACATGACCGACGGTATCCAATCCTCTGCGACCCGCGCGACCGGATGCTTGTACAAACTCGTGCGGTAAAAGCATGCGATTCGTAGAACCATCGAATTTTTTTACGTCCGTAAAAATAACCGTTTTTGTGGGAGTATTTATTCCCACGGCAATGGTTTCGGTTGCAAAAAGCAGCTTAATGTATCCTTTCATGAAAAGAATCTCGACGATTTCTCTGAAAATGGGTATCATGCCACTGTGATGCACACCAATACCCTTTTCTAGAAGAGAGACAAGCGAAATATATTCGGGTAATTCCAAATATTCTTGAAAATTCGAGAGTTTGGAACGCAGAATTTGTTCGCACTCGCGTTTTATATTGTAGCCAACTTTTGAATCATCTTCCAATAAGGGGATCGTCACTTCTTTTGACGCAATCTCGATCTGTTTTCTGGATAAAATAAAACAAACCGCTGGTAGCATGTTGTTTTCCACTAAATGTTTGCATAATTGATTTATTACATGGGCTCTTTTTACATAAATTTGCTTTTGTTCCATTAGTTGCAAGTATTTTTTAACGGTGTTATAATTTAGCTCATTGAATTCACCCTTGGAACTTTGCAAAAGAATCGGTTTATTGATTACCTCTCTTATTTTTTTTTCTAGGTCTTTATCTTTTATAGCCTTGAAAAGACCTTGATTTGTCGTAATAAATGAATAGTGTGTTAAAGGAACTGGTCGTATATTTGATGAAGCGAGATACACCTGTTTTGTTTCATCATGACGAGTTTCGATCCAGTGTGCGAATTTTTCTGGACAGTCCAATGTGGCCGACAAAAGAACCATTTGAATTTTTGGGGGACAAAGCATCAAACACTCCTCCCATACTTTACCGCGTTCCGCGTCGTTTATGAAATGAATCTCATCGTGAATAATGCAACCAAGCTCTTCTTCAAAATCCATCTCAAAGAGTAGCAACGATTTGTTTTCTCCGGTTAAACCCTGTTTCTTGCGATAAAGAGTGTTTTGCAGAATTTCAGTTGTCATAAGTAGAACATTTGCGTCGGGGTTAAATTTAATATCTCCGGTTAAAACCCCAAAAGAAATATGCGGATACTTTTGTGAAAATTCGTAGTATTTATTGTTGGACAGGGCTTTAATAGGAGATGTATAAATTACGCGTTTTCCCTTTCTAACGAAATAATCAATGGCAAAATCGGCGGGAAGCGTTTTTCCCGACCCAGTCGGGGCACATACGAGGACATTATGTCCCTCAACGATAGCCTCAATGGCATATTTTTGAAAACTACTCAATGGAAAAGAGTATTTTTCAAAATATTCGGTATATTTTTTATTTGATTCGTCTGGATATTCGTTAGAACAGAGTTTTACCATTTGTATTAATGTATAAATCTATTTATACTGTTTTATAATATGTTGGATGATGTGCGTGTAACACCAATGCTTGAATATTTAACTTGAGTAACATAGGATGATATACCGTCCCTTTTAATACCGTAAAAATATAAATCAAAAGAATTCCAGTTGTAATAAGTTTCCCAATATGAAAATGATTCATTTAGATTTAATGCATCGTTTAGATCTAACTCGGTTAGATTTTTATAGTAGTCCATCATATCTTCCATATTTGCGATTGTTCCGTAGGAACAGTCTGCGTGACTTCTTCTTGTACCGTGTTCTTTTCTCCCTGTGGAAGCGCATGTAAATACAAAAAGGCCGTTGGGTTTTAACATCTTATATATTTTACTAAATGATTCTTTATATTCTGGATCGTGTTCAAAGCATTCGGTGGATATAATTGTATCAAACGTATTATCTTCGAATAATAAATCCTTAGTTTTTGACACTATTGTAACATTGGGTGCTTCACACACATCATTCCCGTCGTATTCACAATTTTCGAATAAATGTTTATTATTCCCATTTATATCACCCGATCCAACGTCCAACACTTTTTTCCCTTGAAAATAATTTGCAAAAATTAATTTGACAAACTGAGTAAAATGTAATGCCTCGTGATGCATATATTTATACGCATATTTATATATTTATATTTTTTGACATAAATATTAATTTGTTAAAATATCATGAATATTGCTAAAAAATATAAACTGTTAAAATTGTTGAATACCGGATCTTATGGTTCGGTCTTTGTGGCTAAAAGTATTTTAACAAATAAATTGGTGGCGATTAAATTAGAATTGAAAGAATCAAATATGCTAAAGAGAGAAGCACAAATATACCAACTTTTGTGCGGACATCCGGGAATACCTAAAATGAAATATTATGGCTCGACCGATACGCACAATTTTTTAGTTTTGCCTTTTTTAGGGCCGTCTTTGGAAGCTATAGATTTTTCTCTCGAAGAGACTGTATCAATATTTAAAAATATGATTAATATTATTGAACACGTTCATTCCAAGGGAATTTTGCATCGCGATTTAAAACCGGGAAATTTTTTGTATGAAAAAAATAATATATACCTCATCGACTTCGGCTTATCAAAAAAATATATAGATACCAACGGGAAGCACATTTCATTTAAAACAGGCAAAAGCCTTGCAGGAAGTGTAAATTTTTCTAGCATAAATGTTCAAAAAGGATACGAGGCAAGCAGGCGCGACGATTTAGAGTCAATTTTGTATATTGTGATTTTTTTATTAAAAGGGTGCATTCCTTGGAATAACTGTAACGAAAAGGAGGTTTTTGAGAGAAAACAATCTTATTCAGAAGTCCCAATATTCTCTCTTCTTTCAATGTGTCGAGCCATAAAATTTGAAGACAATCCGGATTACTCAAAATTTAAAATTAAAATTGAAAATGTCTGAACCATAAACTATTTATTAAATTTACCTTTGCAATGTCGCATGAAGTTGGAGACATTGTTGATATTATTGACAACCGGAGTATGTCGGAGCATTTTACTGGAAAAATTATGTACATAAATTACGAGTTAGTAATTCCAAGGGCACCTCAATATGGTCAGGAAATAAAGTACTTTATAAAATTTGACGCAAAATTATATAAATCACTTTTGCTCAAAGGTTGGCAAATATATTGTTACATTTCGAAAGTAATAACACGATGTGTTATAACTTTTATTGATAATTCTAAAATTGAGGTAGAGGAGTATGATCCGTCTATAGGTTCTTTACCTTATAGGGTTCAACACAAAATAACTTATGAAGACATTGATTCGATTCTTATATATATGAAAGGATTTTCCATAACAAAACATAATAAAACATAATAAAACATAAACACTTGTATATATAAGAATGATTTTTTTGTTATGTTTTTTACTTGGCAGTTCGAGGATTCTTACACCGAACAAAGTATCAACATACAACACGGGATTAGATGAAAGATACAATATTACAGAATCAATTTCGGACGAAATACATCGGGTTGCAATATTATTATCAAAAAAGGATCTGTTATGTAACCTAGAAAATTCAAAAATTTGTATCGCCGATAAAGTAAAAATGATAAATGATGCGGATTTAATTTGTATAAATAATATGGCTTCAAAAATAACCGAAGGTGGGCTTTATAAAGATTGGGATTTCACTTTTTGAATATAAACGATATAAAGGCATCTACAAATGGTACTGTATATGTCGAGCGATCAAGTAATAGATACATCTGAGGTTCAAATGTTGGGTCGCGTAAAATGGTTTAACAACAAAGCTGGTTACGGGTTTATTACGGTGACTGATACCGAAAATGATATTTTTGTGCATCACTCTGGTATTAATGTGGGTCATGAACAATACCGTTATTTGGTTCAAGGTGAATATGTTCAATTCAATTTAGATAAGACTCCTGGAGGAACTCATTCCGTGCAAGCAAAAAATGTTTGCGGTATCAACAATGGAATGTTAATGTGCGAGACGAGACGTGATTTGAAGCAAAGTCGTTTTTCTTACAAGTCAGAGGAAGAGACTCCTTCAGAAAGACCCAAGTCTATGAGACCTCCTAGAGAAAGTGTCCCTCAAAAGAGAGGATCCGGTCCGCGTGGAGACAATGGTTGGTCTCTTGCGAAGAAATAAAGAAAAATAGTTTGATTTGTATGTTAAAATTTATCGACAACCCTTCCGTCACACCGAACTCTCGAAAAATTAAATAGAATTCTTTGAATCGTTAATTTGTGAGAATCCATAACTTTGCCGATTATTGTTTCAGAATGCAAAGGATATTTTTTACTTTCATCTAATAGGTTTGTAAAAATACTTCCATAAATTTTATATGTTTTCATATTTGATACGCAAAATCTGTCGTTAAACTTATAGGGACCATATGTGTGAAAATTTGGAATGACTATACTAGTATCATTAACTAGTTTTAAACAATTTATATCAAATGCATTCAAATAGAGACAATCTGGTCTCATAAACAATATGTAATCGTAATTTAAATTTTGTTTTTCTATCATATTAGTAAGCCTCAATTTAGAATATTGTGCCAGTATAAAATTATCGACTGAATTATAATTTGTTTTCCATGGATCTTTATGAGTTCTATAAGATAAAAGATCTATTTTTTTTTTAATTTTATATTGGTTATCGATTTCTACATACTTGGGATTAAGTAATTTATATTCTTCATTATCAACACTAGTTACTGATTCACCCGCTCTTATGTTTATGTAATAATTTAAAATATATGTGTGCATAAATATATCGTAATCTATATCATTCTTTTTGAATACTTCTAAAATATTTTCAGTAATCGAATTAATAGTATATTTTAAACTTCTTGTTATGCCAAAAAACCCTATTGCTACTTTCATATATATATATAGTATATATATATAAATTTCTTAAAAATTTGGATAAGTAAAATTAAAGTTTTGATTATGTTTCCACAATTTATGGAGGATAAATTAAAATACGCAAACGAAAAACTTTTAATAAAAGATAATTCTCAAGAAGAACGATACAACAATCTTATTTTCTTGTATTGTCCTCCTAAGGTAGGTTCTACATCTTTAGTAACTTCTTTGAGAATATTTGCTTGCGAAAAATTTCATATTATGCATTTACACAACGACAAAATGTTGAAGCAATTATATGACGTTGATGTAACGATAAATGATATTATAAAATACAATAGTTCGTTGGGGAAAAATATATACGTGATAGATATTTATAGGCTTCCAATAGAACATAAAATATCTATTTTCTTTGAAAAATTGGAGAAATATCATTTCAATAACTCGGTAGAAAATATTGAAAAATACCCTATCGAAAAACTGATTCGGCGTTTCAATATGCTTTTTCCCCATTTGGGAAACAATGATTACTTTAGAAAAGAGTATTCGATTACTTATCCAAAAAATTTTGATTTTGAAAAAAAATACAGTATTGTAAAAAACGGGAACATTCGATATATAAAATTACGACTGATAGATTCTTCCACCCAGTGGTCAAATTCTTTAAAAGAAATATTAGATACTGACGTAAAAATTATGCGAGATTACGAAACATCCGAAAAATCTATTGGAATAGTTTTTAAGAAATTTGTTGAAAATTATAAAATACCTAAAAATTTATTGCAAAGTGTAAAAGAAGACAGCTCCTTTTATTACTACAACACTAAAGAAGATGTTGAAAGGTATTTGAATAATTGGGGAGAAAAGACTTCTACATCAATTGTTCCTTATACGAAAGAAGAATATATATTGTACGACGCAATTTCACTAGAAAACAAGTATATGAACGAAGTACAAAACGATCACTATCTTGATTGTGGTTGTTTATGCGAAACATGTCGAGAGAAGCGAAAAAAACTGCGGGATAAACTGTTTAACGGAGAACATGTAGATATGCGAATAAAACATGAAAGAGTTAGAGAACGAAGGGTATTTCGTCAAGTTGTAGTTAAAAAAAAACAATCCGGAATTATAGGATTAAATATGTTGAAAGGCAGTGGATAGTTTTATTTTCAAAATTGATATTTTTATCATTAATCATAGATATAATAATTAAGGATAAAAAAGAAGTAGGGGATGGAACCAATGTTGGCTAGAGTAGAAGGTAGAAGTTGAAGTTGAAGTTGAAGGTTGAAGTTGAAGTAGAAGGTTGGATAGAGTAGAAGGTAGAAGGTTGAAGGTTGGCTACAGTAGAAGTAGAAGAAAAAAAAAGAAGTAGGGGTCGTAGGGGAACCTTGGTTCCCTACAGTAGAAGTAGAAGTAGAAGTAGAAGGTAGAAGGTAGAAGTAGAAGTTAGAGAAGGAGGGGTCGTAGGGGAACCTTGGTTGGCTACAGTAGAAGGTAGAAGGTAGAAGGTAGAAGTAGAAGGTTGAAGTAGAAGTTGAAGTTGAAGTAGGGGGTGGTATAGTAGAATTAGTTCCTGGGTTTTGCTCAACTTTTTTAAAAAGTTGATTTTAATTAGTGAATGAAAGAAGTGGTGACAGAAAAAAAAAATTGAAAAGCTTTAAGTGAAAGAAAAGAAGAACAAAGCTGTAATAGCAAAGAAGCAATTAATTGTAAGAATGATGACGATTTCGGAGAGCAAGATGGCGATGAGCTTGACAAAGAAGGCGATGCAACAGGTGGAGTCAATGGCACTAGACATGGCTCGACAGGCAATCACGGAATGCGCAGAGGTGTATGGTTTCTCCGCTGAGGAGGCGATCGAGCGCCTGGGTGCAAACCAAGTGTCGGTTCGTGCAGAGTCAAAGCCCACCATGAAAAAGACAAAGATGGAAAAGGCAGCCAAGGCCACATTCCCTCTCCCGTTCAGTGGTGTCGTGCGGACAGACTGCTGCCAGGGGGTGAAACCGAATCGTGGTCTATACAGCCAGTGCGAGAAGGAATGCGTCGATGACGGAGAATTCTGCAAGGGCTGTACCAAGCAGGCGACCAAGAACGCATCCGGCGAGCCAGACTATGGCATCATTACCAAGCGTGGGAGCCCCGACTGGCGCGATCCAAAGGGGAAGGCTCCATTGGCGTTCATCAAGGTGATGAAGAAGCTGAAGCTGAGCGAGGAAGAGGTGCTCAACGAGGTTTCCCGTCTGAATGTGGCATTCGACGCTTCAATCCACTTCGCAGAGGAGCCAGTGAAGGAGAGCAAGCGCGGTCGGCCCAAGAAGGCGATAACTTCTGACACGGAAAGCGAGAAGAGCGAGAAGAAGCGCGGTCGCCCCAAGAAGGCCGCAAAGGTGGTTGAGATAACTCCCACCGAGGATCTTTTCGCAACACTCGTTGAAGACGCGAAGGCCGCTGGCGAGATGAAGGCCGATATGAGCGATCTATCTGGTTCGGATTCAGAGTCGGAGAGCAGCTCGAAGAAGTCTCCTGCCGAGAAGGCAGCTGCAGAAGCCGCAAAGGCAGCAGCAAAGGCCGAGAAGGAGGCTCAAAAGGCAGCAGCAAAGGCCGAGAAGGAGGCTCAAAAGGCCGCCGAGAAAGCCGAAAAGGAGGCTCAAAAGGCCGCCGAGAAAGCCGAGAAGGATGCTCAAAAGGCCGCCGAGAAAGCTGAGAAGGATGCTCAAAAAGCCGCCGAGAAAGCCGAGAAGGATGCTCAAAAGGCCGCCGAGAAAGCCGAGAAGGATGCTCAAAAGGCCGCCGAGAAAGCTCAAAAGGAATCCGAGGCTCTGGCAAAGAAGGCAGCAAAGGATGCAGCAAAGAAGCCCAAGGCAAAGGTTACCAAGAAGACGGCGGAGGTGAAGGCTCCAGCTGTTGAGGAGCCGGAGCTGGTGAGCGAGGATGAATCGGATGATGATGAGCCCGCGGTGGCCGTGTCAAAGTTCGAGTTCAAGGGAAAGATGTACCTGAAGTCTTCGAACGGGGTAATCTACGATCGCGATACCCAAGATGAGATTGGCGTGTGGAACGAGGCCAAGCAGGATATCGAGTTATGTGAGTACGAGTCAGATGATGAATAGATAGTTTTAGTTAGTTAGTTTGTTAATATAAATAAAGCATTTTTTTTTATGACTGATTTAATGACTCATTTCTGATTTAATGACTCATTTCTAGTAAAAAAGCATAATGATAGTAGTGTGGTAGTTTTTCTCAAAGATAGGAATAACTTTTTCTCTCGATAGAATAGTATGTCAAACCTAGCATATTTAAGCATATTGGCAGTAATCCCGATTGGTTTGGGAATATGGTATGCGCGTCAATCGGAAAGCGGACAACAAACGATACGACAGATGGCAACTCCGGGTGACGAAACGGGGCGTATGTTGTGGAACCAAGTAGGTAGAAATCTGATGGGAACAAAATCGCCGACATACGAAGAAGATGTAAATTCTTATGATATGAATCGGGGAGGTGGAAAAAAAGTGAGTAAGAAAAGAAGAGGAAGTAAAAAACGAAAATGGCAGCGTGGCTAATTATTAGGTAAATGGGTTTAAAGAAAATTCCCAAAAGTGTAATTGAGTTTTGAATAAAAAACATAAAGATTTTGCAGAAGAGCACGATGAATAACTTTTTCTCTCTTTGAGAGAGAAGGAAAAAGTTAAAAGGGTTTATTGGCGTCTTCGACGGGTTTTTGTAGGATACAAAAACGTGATGGGTTGTCGAATGGCGGAATGTAGTTTAAGTTTTTTAGAATCGTACTTGTAATAATGACGATTAATATATTTTTGCAAGTCCTTTTTAGCTCCAATATTTTTAAGCCAAATACGTTGCGTCTCTTCTTCGCTAAATTTATCTTGACCGACGCGACCGAAACGTGCTAAAGATTGATTGCCTTCAGAGCGAGAAACGGCCGCTTCAATATTATGAAATTGTTTCTTAGTTTTCCGGATGGATCTTCTAGATGGCATTATTATATAGAGAGAAATAATTAATCCAAACAATATTTTTTGAGAAAATGCAGTATAATGGTGTATTTTTTCAAACTCATTTCTGGTTTTGTTACTCATTTCTGGGATATCCCTTATAACGCTGGCGAGAACCGACCCGTTAATGGTAGCGGACCACACTGGCATTATTTTGTTTTTGAGAGCATTATGGTGGCAAATCGCTGATTGGGTCGAAGAATTTACCCGTTAATGGTAACGGATCGCTCATGCATTATTTTGTTTTTGAGAGCATTATGGTGGCAAATCGCTGGTCGGGTAATAGAATTGACCTGTTAATGGTAACGGATCGCTCATGCATTATTTTGTTTTTGAGAGCATTATGGTGGCAAATCGCTGATCGGGCAATAGAATTGACCCGTTAATGGTAGCGGACCACACTGGCATTATTTTGTTTTTGAGAGCATTATGGTGGCAAATCGCTGGTCGGGCAATAGAATTGACCCGTTAATGGTAACGGACAATCCATGCATTATTTTGTTTTTGAGAGCATTATGGTGGCAAATCGCTGATCGGGTAATAGAATTGACCCGTTAATGGTAGCGGACCGCCCAGGCATTAATTTGTTTTTGAGAGCATTATGATGGCAAATCACTGATCGGGTGAATGAAAAAATAGATTTTATTTACATCACACTTTCACAAAATTTTGCTAATAACTAATAGTCGCTGTCATAGTCTTGAAAGTAGTCGATATGATCGTCTTCTTCATACCCGACCTCTTTGTGCATGCGACTGTACCATGCAACCAGATCAAATGGTTTTTCTTTTTCTTTTTCTTTTTCTTTTTCTTTTTCTTGAATAACGACCGCGGTCTTTTTTTCAGGCAGGTGCTTGGAAACAAGCTGGATCCAGTTGGTATCACTTGTTACGGGAGTTGTAAGAGGTATCAACGTGAGTGGAGGGAAATCATCGTCTGTAAGTTTCTTCTCCATGGTGCGAAAAGTAGTTGGTCGAAAAGTGTTGCGCTTATTAGACATGATTGTGAATTGTAATCCGATTCAGGTAATGAAAAAGTATTTCAATTTTTATAAAAAATACACAGTTTATTACACCTTTTCTCATTTAAAACGCCCATTTTACTGGACAAAAAAATAAGAAAAAGTGTAGAATCAATAGTAGGAATTTCACCTACGATGGTCTAACTTTTTCCTCTTCCTTTTGGGTATTTGAAGAGGTGAAAGACGAAATATGAAAACATAATGGGCGTTCTTGTTTTTCTATCCACCACTT